TTTTGTATGCTATGCATCAAATGGGGTTAAAGCCAAATACTCAAACTAAAAAATCAGCAAGGCTTGTGGGAGATGTTATTGGTAAATATCATCCTCATGGAGATACTGCTGTTTATGATGCGATGGTTCGAATGGCTCAAGATTTTAGTTTAAGATATCCTAACACTGGAACAGCTCCTTACGCATTTATGGCTGTAAGTGATGGTAGTAATGTAACTAGTTTACAACTTATGGGTGGTATGAGTGTTAACTCTAGTCATAATGTTACTGGTATAAATAACCTTACAGTAGCAGGAGATATAACCGTAGGAGATGATGTATTTTTAGGAAATGGTGGCTGGATTTATTTCGATTCAAACAGTGCCGACCAGTTACGTATGAACCACAGTACCCATACCACCGCTAGTGCTGCAGCATTTGACTTTTATAATCAGACACAAAGCGAGTATGCCAGAATACATGCAGGTAGGATACAAGCTGAAGGGCATATACTTCTGGCTGCTGGACAAAGGTTTTACCTTGACGGTGGAAGTAATACCTATATCTACGAAGCTTCATCAGATGAATTGAGTTTTGTTGTCGGTGGCTCAACTATGATGCAACTTGACCAAGATGCGGGTGAAGTGCAAATAAATAACGGCCATAATTTAAATATCTTGGACGGAGCATCAGGTTTTCTACAACAAGCATCAACAAAAATGCTTAAAATTCCTATTCCCGGTGGAGCTTCTTTTAGTAATTGGGCTACCTCAAATGTTGGTGCAATAGAAATATCATTCCCTGCCGCAGTTTATGCAACAGATAAAATGCTTACTATGTGGGTGGATGTGTATGAATATACTACTGACCGTTCATTTAGTATGTTTATTGGAGGATATATTTATCAAGAAGAAGGCAGTAACGAGTGGGTCAATGAGACCGTAGTTACACACAGTAATATTACTTCTAATGATTATGCAGTCCGTTTTGGTGCAGAAGGTTCACGCCATAAAATATGGATTGGGGAACTAGCTTCCGATTGGTCATACCCCTGTATAACAGTGAGAGATGTGCAGGTTCATGGTAGCAGTATTTCTGCAGCAGATTGGGCAGATGATTGGGATGTCACTTTAGAATCAACAGCTTTTGGTGCGGTAGATGCTACTCACAGTAGTAACCTGCCTGTAGCTAGTTGGGCATCTTCAGCCGCAGCTGCTTCAACCGCAACTACTGCTACTCTGGTAACAACAACAGCGAGTGCAAATAATGGTTATTTAACATTCTTGGATGTTGCAACTGGTGGTAATCAAGGCATAAGAACTGACGTAGCCTTGCTTTATACAAACGCTACAAACTCGATTGCTTGTAATATATCAGGTACCGCTAATTCAGCTTCCCAGCTTTATATTAATAATGATGATACTGGTGATACCAACTGCCCAATTTTATTCACACAAAATTCTACTGCAGGAAATAAAGCAGTTTATGAAGACAGTACTCTATATTTTGATAACACCAATAACTACCTTCACGTGCCTTATGTAAGAGCTAGTGGAAATATCCATATTGATGGCACTGGCCCATACCTAGAAATAGATTCTAGTGATGCAGGTTCTGCCAACCTATATATACGAAATACCGAAGGTGGTATTCGGCAGTTTACGGATTCAGGTAATTTTTATTTAGCTCAGACAGCAGTTGATAGCAGCGCTGTTGAAGATTATTGGATGCAATGTTATAAAAATGGGGCAGTCAATTTGAATTATAACGGAGCATCAAAAGTCACCACAACTAGTACGGGTATATCCGTAACTGGGGGCATCACAGCTACAAGTAATATAACTGCTTACTCCTCAGATGAAAGGTTGAAGGAATCCATACCATTACAAAACTGTATGGATGCAGTTAATCAATGGGAACCAATCCAATATAACTGGAATGAGTTAGCCAGGGGGTTAGATGAAGCATTTAACCACGATACTATTGAAGTTGGTTTGAATGCTCAGTCAGTTAATAAGACACATCCCCAGCTCACTTCTCTTGCTCCATTTGATAGAGATGATGCTGGTAACTCCAAATCTGGTGAAGATTACCTTACAATCGATTACGGGCGTACTGTTGCTGTACTTACTGGGGCTTTACAAGAAAAAGACCTTGAAATAAAGAACTTACGTAGAAGAATGGAAAGACTCGAAGAATTAATGCAAGGATTGTTATAATGGCTTTACCAGCATCAGGTCCCATATCATTAAATGAAATGCATATTGAAGCAGGAGGTGCTACTGGAACTTTATGTACAATCAATGATACTGATATTAGGGGATTAATTGGTAAAGCTTCAGCTGTTTCTATGAATTTTGCTGAATGGTATGGAGCAAGTGCTGAATCAATAGTCTGGGCAGGGGAATCAGTTTCTGGTTATGGTGCTTTCGGTACAATCGATGCTTGGCATTATATGGATAATGATGGAGGCACTAGGGAAGATGGAACTCCCGGAAGCGTAACAGATAGACCTGATTGGTGTGACAGTCACCCTAGTACAAACGGTGCTGATTATGAAATGCGTACAGGGACTATTAGTGATACTGGAGGAGGAGGTAATTTTAGTCCATCCTACGCTAGTAACACTACCTATAATTTAGGAACAAGTGATTCTGTTAGAGTGTATTTAACTGTTAATGGATGGAGATATGTAACCATACCTATTATAGTTAGAGAAGATGGTGGTAGTGGTGGTACTTCTTACAATTTAATACTAGATGTAACGAGAGAACCTTTTTAGGGAAAAATAATGATAAATGATAGAGATAGTTTAGGTGAAGCAATGGTTGAGCTTACAAGAACAATAGCTAATGCTATTGATTTATTTGAAGCTAAAGCTGATACCGGAATGGACGTAAGATTTTTATGGTCCAAAATTGGTAGAAGTGTTGTAATTGAAGACGAATCTATGATACGAGTCAGTGTTGGCGCAAAGCTTAATACTGGTACAGAAACAATCCAACTAGATGTTCACGGAGACGACTAATGGCAGCAGTAGACCAAGCACAAGCAGTAATGGAGAATCTAGCTAATAAAACCTTAACTGGTACAGTTATGCTGAGTGCAGCAAAAAATTATATTAATTATAGAGATGCATGGGCATGGACAAATGAACAAATAGCCCAAAAATTTATTGATGATATGTTTTTAAGAGCAAAACACCAAGTTAAGTCAGGAGCCTTTAATAGAGCAAATGACGATAATGCGGCAGTAGTTCAAGCAGCCGTGGATACATCAATAGCAGATTTATAATAAAATATGGCTTATCGATTTAAAGGAGGTGTAGGTACTTATCCAGTAGGAATGAATCCTGTTGGAGTAGGAAGTAATCGTCAGATTTCTTCTATAGCAGTATCTACAATACCTTCTTTCAACCAGGCAGCAACTGGTAATGTCACAATACAGACAATTACTGGTACTGCCACAAATACATTACCTTTATTTAATCAAACAGCTGTTGGTAGTAATTTTGTAGAAGGTTCTATAGGTAATATAACCAGTACTCTTATTGGTTTTTCACAAGATTTAACAGGTGCATTATCATTACCACCACCATTAACAGGTGATATTACTTCCACAATTGTAGGATTTAATCAAGCTGCTGTTGGTGCAGTTACATTACAGACAATATCTGGCACTGGAATTTCAGTATTACCATTATTTAACCAGGATGCTTCCGGTGCTGTAATCATACAAACTATTACTGGTAATGGTACATCTACTATTCCATTAATAGCCCAGGATGCAGTAGGAACAGTGGCAATAGCCACAAGCACTGGTGATATAACCTCTACAATAGCTGGATTCAATCAATCAGCAATAGGATTCAATGTAGTTCCTGTTGATCATAATGGTTTTGCTACATCTACCCTTATTGGATTTAATCAAGTTGCCTCTGGCTCTGTAACGTCAGAACAGTCAGCTGGTGTTGGTATCTCTACTTTACCTGTATTTACTCAAGATTTAGCTGGTGCGGTTACTTTCCATATAATCACAGGAGTTGGTACATCTACTCTCCTTGGATTTAACCAGGCTGGATCAGGACAAGTTAGTGCTTATTTAAGTACAGGTAATATTACCTCAATATTTAATGGTTTTGCTCAAAATGGTTTGGGCTCATTAGATATACAAACAATACCAGGCAATCTTTTATCTGTTCTTCCTGCTTTTAATCAAGATAGTTTGGGTAATGTAACAATACAGACTATTACAGGAAATATTATATCTACGCTTGGTTTTACTCAAAATGCAGTAGGTACTAATGTAATAGATCAAAAGAATGCTGTTATTACTTCCACAATAACTATTGCACAACAAGCTTCTGGTAATGTAACTATGGACGTTAGTTCTGGTGATATCACCAGTACATTATCAGCATTTGATCAAAATAGTGGTGGAAATAATGCTGTTGATGTAATTGATGGAGTCATTTCATCACAGATACCTCGTTTTACTCAGGAATTCCTGGGAATTCATACAATATATGGTGCAGGAGTGTCTACAATGCCTTCCTTTGAACAAAAAGGAAGAGTTTGGCAGATAGATCAAGTTCCTGTAGTACACCCTATAATGGTTGCTACAAGAGCCCGTATCTCTGAAATTAATACTCGTGATAGATATCCTAAAACATTAATTATAAATAATCCTGGTTTAAAACCAGAAAGTGTTGGTAATACAATAAAGACCAATGTTAATACTAATGTGGTGAGTATTAACCATAATAAAAAAATTAATACCACAATAACTCGTAAAATAGGAATAAAGATATGTCAGGCTTAATTTCCCCTCTGAGTAGTGCTACAGATGGTTATATTGTAGACTTGGAAACCGGAGATGTTATATATTCTCGTATAAGTACTCAGTGCAGAATCAAACAGAATTTATTTGCCAGGGTAAAGGGAAGATTAATTGCTGAAAGTAAGTTACACTTATCAGCTACAATCACGAACCACTTACATTCTACTGTCAAAAGAACACTAGGAGCCACAATATGTCCATGACAGCTACATTAGTTCCCGGAGATGATACTTCTTTTCCTGTAGAACTTGAAAAAGATCATGCTGCTTTTCTCATTAATGGCTCTGCCACTATCCTTGCAGCGGTAACAACCAAGAATAAGAACAAAGTATTGATACCAGCAACAGCAGTTGTAGAGGCTGCTCCTGGTTCTGATTGGGCAAATAGTCTTGTTGTAGTAGAATTTACAGAAGCACAAACAGAATTAGTCACTCACTTTGGTTCAGCATTACTTGAAATACAGGTGGATGATGGCGGTAAAACTACTTGGTTTGCGCCAATAACTATTATCAAGGGGACCATAGCATAATGTTATTATCTCAAATATTTGATCATCTTACTTATGGCGAGCTCTCTCAATTATCAATGGGAGGAGCACACGAATCAGGAATAGTTGATGAATCCTATCCTGCAGTAGTCTCACATCTTAATCTTGGTTTAATTGAACTATACAAACGATTTCCTATTAAAGTTAAAACAATCGATATTCAGCAATATGCTGCTATTGATACATATATTCTTGCTGCTGATTATGGACAAGCTGGTTCACAAGGAACACTATATCTTTTGGATGCAGCAGATCCTTTTGTAGATACTGTTCTTAAAATTGAAAGCATTACTGATGATAAAGAAGAAACTGATGGTAAAGATTTACCCTTAAATGATTTTAATGATGAAGACAGCCTTCATACTGTTGCATATAATTCTTTTAAAGTTCCAGAACCTGATGATATAACTATAATGACAGCCTCATTTAGAGCAGCACACGATATTATATCTGCTACGGATTTAGATCCAACAGTTGTAGAAGTACATATTCCTTACAGTTTATTAGAGGCTCTTATTTATTTTATGGCTAGTAGAGCTCATTCATCTGTCCCTTTGCTTGATGGACAAAATGAAGGTAATGTTTATTTACAAAAATTTGAAGCAAGTTGTAAAAAGGTTGAAGAATTGAGCCTTATTACTAATGACAATACTTCTAATGTAAGACCTTGGGTTAATGGATGGGTTTAAATGGGTACTAAAGGTGATACAGGTCCAGTAGGTCCTCGAGGATATCCTGGTCCCAGAGGTTTACCTCAAGTTGGTTCCAAAGGTGATACTGGTAACTCAGGGATAGTCTTAACAGACAATCTGGATGGTACTTTTACAATAAGTACCACTAATCCTCCTCAATCAATAACATTTTCTAATGGTGCTGCCGGAAACACTCCAATATTGGGTGTGGATTACTTTGATGCTAATTCTGGTTCTTTTGTTTCTTATGTATATTGCCAAGTATTAAAAGGAGCAACAGCCCCCACTATTACTAATGATACTGGTAGTTTTGATGGTACTACAGAAGTTATGCCTACTGGTCCTGGTGTTACATGGACTGATAACCCTGTATTTACAGAAGGATATACTACATATGTATCCAAAAATAGATATATACATGATGCTACAACAGGTGGTGATGGTAGTTGGGCTTTAAAGAACTCAGCCTGGTCTACTCCTGTTATCTACATTAATCCTCTTACAGATCCTCAAGTTAAGTTTACTTCTTATGCATTTATAAGAGCCACTACAGTACCAACTACACCTGAAGGCGGTGATTATATATCACCAACACCAACTACACCTGGTTGGTCAGATGGTGTTCCTGTAGGAATTGAGCCACTGTATATGAGTAAGCGTCTGTTTACATCAGATGGTTTAACTCCACAAGAAACTGGTTGGCATCCACCCGAATTGGTAGGACAATCTGGTTCTGGTACTAAACATCAATTTGGTCCTTCTAATACAGGTCCTTGGGATGATATACCTGAAAGTACTGATTCCTGGATGATTGTATGTACACAACAAGTCGATGGAACTTGGGTGTGTGATACAGGCAATCCTATACAAATTAAAGGAGAAACTGGATCACAACTACAAGGAATGTTTAAAGCATATGCATTTAAACGATCAGAAACTGTATTAAATGAAAGACCAGAAGGAGGGTCTTTTTTAGCTCCTGCTCCTGTAGATAATATAGTTGTAGGATGGACAGAGAATATTCCAATAGGAACAGCAGATTTATATGTAAGTACTCGTTTATTTACTTCTGATGGGGCAGCCCCACAAGATAGTCAATGGTCTATATCTCAATTATTTTCTGGTGAAGGAGGGGTAACTTATCGTATTGATGTAGATTCTCATGTTTTCTCTTTTGATGAAAATGATGCAAACCCTTTTCCAACTGAAATAAATCTTAGTGTTTTTAGGCAAAATGTAGCAGGTACTGTTGTATGGACTACTGTTCCAGCAGGTGTAGCCGCTACATTAACACTATCTGGTACAAATGATGAAAATGCAGTATTAGATGCAACAGATTTTGGTGTAAACCAAACAGTTAAATTAACAGCAACTACTGGAGTATATTCAGATTCTGTCACAATAGTAAGAGTTAAAGATGGATTACAAGGTCCTGCCGGAGCAGCTACAGAAATACGTGAAGTAAGATTCGAATATGCCCCTGATGTTGCTGGCTCACCTGGTACTTGGCATGCTAAACCATTACTTGGTACTGATGTATGGATGAGAGAAGGTACTTTTTATGATGGTGTTCTTCAGGGATCATGGTCTGCAGGCACTCAAATAGTAGGTGATGATGGTACTGATGTTTGGACTGAGTTTCAATTTAGTGATAATGATAGTGATTGGCATTCTACCCAATTAGCTGATGATGTTTATTTACAATCCAGGACAGTAACAGATGGAACTCCTGGCTCTTGGAGTGCAACAGTACACATTAGAGGTGATGATGGTGTAGATGGTAAGTATTTTGAAACATTATTTGCTAAAAGTCCTGTTGGAACTGCTCCTGTACATGATGCAACAAGTCCTGTATTTCCTGATTATGATAGAACAGTAGAAGATCCTGTAGGTTGGTCCACTGATCCTAATATCACTTTAACTGGTGATGAAGTAGTTTGGGCTATAAGTACTACTAAAAATCATGATGGAACATTAGATGTTAATTGGCCTGCTGTTGCTGTTCAATGGGGTGCTTTAACTCCTCAGAAAGGAACAGATTATACTGATGGTTTAGCAGGTGTGCATGTCAGTAAAATGTATAAATCAGGAGCTACAGCAGGAACATTACCTGCTGGTGGTTCATATACAGCTGCAGGTGGAGAAACAGGTGTAACAGCTAATGGTTGGTCTGATGATCCAATGTCTCCTCAAGCTGCTGGTGATTATATATGGGAAACTTTGCAGATCTATACTGCTTCTTTGGATGGAAATGGTGAGAATGTATATGCAGTTACAACTGCATGGACTACTGCTATTAAATACGCATATATTCCTTCTCTTGGTACAGATTACTTTAATGGTGATACTGGTAATGAAGGTGATGGTCAATTTACCTCTTTTGTATTTAGAAATAGACCCAGAGGGATAGTTCCTTCAGCCCCTACCGGAGGATCTTATAATGGTGTTACTGAAACACTACCTACTAACTGGACAGATGATCCTCAAACACCTGCGGGTGATGAAGTAACTTGGGTTTCCAAGCGTTTATACACATCAATAGATGGTGTATGGCAAACACCCCCAGCTTGGGGAACACCATCTATGTTTTCAGCAATGACTACTTTTACTGGTTATTTAACTAATGAAGCCTTCTTAGCACCTGCTGAATGGGATGGTTCTGCCCCTGTTCTAACTGGTTCTGGTGGTGGTTTTGAAACTTGGTATGGAGATGAAGAAGCAACAACTAATACAACATTCACAGTATCTGGTGGTAGTGTTAATGGTAGTTACCATGATTTAACTACTAATGGTTTAACCATGCGTATTAATCAAACCACTGGTATATACCAGTTAATTGATAATGGTTGGACAGATGCAAGAGATAGTGAAGTTTTTGTATTAATGGCTACTCATAATGATACTGGAGATATAGTTACTCTTAAGTATGTTATAGCTAAAGCTAAGCAAGGTTTTCAAGGAAATCCTGGTGCTGATGGCACTGACGGTGCAGATGCCACTACTTATTACACTTGGATTAAATATGCAGATGACGCAGCTGGTGCTGGTATAACTGATAGTCCTACTGGTAAGGCCTATTTAGGTATTGCTACTAATAAAACATCACCAACAGAAAGTAATAATCCAGCAGATTATACTTGGCAAAAGTCTTTAGGTGATGATGGTGGACAAGGCATTCCTGGGGATGACGGAGCTGATGGTACAACTACTTATACTTGGGTTAAGTATGCTACTAATGCTACTGGGACTGCTGGTTTTAGTGATAATCCTACTGGTAGAGATTATATTGGATTAGCATTTAATAAGACTACCCCAACTGAAAGCAATACCCCAGGTGATTATACTTGGAGTTTATATGTAGGTGCTGATGGTGTTCCGGGTGCTGATGGATCTGATGGTAATGATGGTAATACTGTTGCTCAATTAACTATTTATCGAAGAGCTACCTCTACACCTTCCACTCCCAGTGGTGGTTCATATAATTTTGATACAAATGTTTGTACAGCTCCCACAAATTGGTCTTCTACAATTCCTGGTGGAACTAACCCAATTTATGCCTGTATTGGTTTAGCTTCTATTGTAGGTACTTCAGGTACAGATTCCTCTATTCCATGGGGATCTCCAGAAGTAATTGTTCAGAATGGGGTTGATGGTGATACAGGAGCAGCAGGTAAATCGGTATTTCAAGCTACTGTATTTAAGCGAGCTGCTTCAGCTCCGGGAACTCCTACAGGTGGTTCTTACAACTTTACAGCAAACACATTAACACCTCCTTCTACTTGGTTTATAGCACCTCCAGCAGGTACAGATCCTCTATATCAAGCACAAGGTACATTTGAAATAATAGGTACAACAGGAACAGATAGTACTACTACATGGTCTACTCCTGTTTTGTTTGTACAAGATGGTACTGATGGTGATGATGGTGATGATGGTACTAATGGTTCTGATGGTCTTGATGGGTCTGATGGTTTAAGTACTTATATGCCTATCATATTTAGACGTTCTGTATCGCAACCAGCCACGCCTACAGGTGGTTCGTTTAATTTTGGTACGAATGTATTAAGTGTTCCTACTAATTGGTATGAGGAGCCTCCTGCAGGTACTGACCCTATGTATGCTTCAAGTGCTTTGGCTTCTATTGTAGGAGATACAGGCATAGATAGCTCATTGACATGGTCTACTCCTAAAATATTTACAGAACACGGAGATGATGGTATCGATGGAGAGCCTGGTGCTGATGCATTGACTATTCTTAATTATCATCAGAGTCATAACTTCCCTGCTGATTCTAATGAAAATGTTACTGATTATTCTAACTCAGGTACAACCATTGAAGTATGGGAAGGAGAAACACAGTTACTTTATGATGGATCAGGTTCTTCAGCTAGTCGATGGGATGTAGGTGTTATTTCTGATGTAAATATTACTGTTGGCTCAGTTACAGATGGTGGTGCAGTTGCTAATGTAGGAAATCATAGCAATATAACAGCGTTAACTGCTTTCATCACTTATCCTATTTATGGTAAAAGAGGAGATGGTACTGATTTCAGTGCTACTGTTACTCAGGTATTTAGTAAAGCTATTCAAGGACCTGCTGGAACATCACCTATTAATGTTACTTTAGCTGTAGATAATTCAAATATTTCTACTGATTCTGATGGTAATAATGGTGATTATACTCAAGCCAATAATCTTATATTGGTTTATGTAGGTGCAGCTCAGATTGGTTATGATGGGGTAGGTACTGCTGATGGTAGTTTTAAAGTAACCCCTACTGGTACTAGTATAACCTCTGGAGCTGTAAGTGATGGTGGATTATCAGCAATAGTAGCTGATCCAAGCAACATGACAGCAGATACGGCTAATATCAGCTTTCTCATTGAAGGAACAGATCCTGATGGTAATACTTTTTCACTGACTAAAGTACAGCAATTTGTTAAAGTAAAAGCACCTCCTGGTCCACTAACATTTGCACATACTGCAAATATTGGTGTTGATTTAGTTGTTACTTCTGAAGGAGGATCAATTACTATTAGATGGTATGCAGCAAGGGCTGCTTCAGGATGGTCTGGTAGTCCAGATCTCCCAGGTACATCATGTGAAGCTAATTTAAGAAGAAACGGTACAATAATAGAAACTATGCCATTAACTTTATTTACAGAGTCAGAACCAGGCTTTTGGACATGGAGTTTGAGTATGGCTACAGATACTTACGTAGACACACCAGGATCAGGTACTTGGAATTATGATATAACTATTACAAATTATAGTTCTGGTGATAGTTTACATACAAATAAGAGCTATATTAGTACAAGTGAACCAAGGTAGTGTTATTTACTAATTTTAATGTATACTTAGCAACAATCAATTATAGGTAGGTTTATGGAAACTATTAATCATCCAGAAGAAGAACGTAAAGAATCAGAAGTAGAGACTTCTCGTTTAACTGAATGGGCTAAAGAGCCAACAGTAGCTGAACTTAAACAAGACTATACTGATGCTAAAAGCGATGTAGATGAGCATATAGCCAAAGTTGATGTTTGGTTGGATAACCTCAATGTAACTGGTGCAGCTAAGCGTAAAAAAACAAAAAAGAGATCAGCTATAGTTCCTAAATTAATCCGTAAACAAGCAGAATGGCGTTATGCTTCCTTATCAGAACCTTTTCTTAGTACAGAAGATATATTTAATGCAGATCCTATTACTTTTGAAGACAAAAAAGCAGCAATACAAAATGGTTTAGTATTAAATAACCAATTTAACACAAAAATCAATAAGATCGCTTTTATCGATGAATACGTAAGAACCGCTGTAGACGAAGGAACCGTAATAGTCCGTGTTGGTTGGGACTTTCAAGAAGCAGAAGTAGAAGTTCCCAGTTTTGTAATGCAACCTGTACAAGATCCTCAAGTATTTGAACAGCTCCAACAAGAAATAATGAAATCTCAGGAAATGGGTGTACCATTAACTCCTGAAGTAGATGAAGCAATTCAAATAAGCATGCAAACAGGTGTTCCACATATACCAGTGCAACAAGGTACTCATATGGAACTAAAGACAATCAAAAATTGTCCTACTGTTGAAGTATGTGATTATAAAAGTATGAGTATTGACCCATTATGTAAAGGGGATATATCTAAAGCTGGTTTCGTTATATATGACTTTGAAACATCATTAGCTGAATTACAAAAAGCAAGTAAATACCATAATTTAGATCAAATCAATTTTGAAGAAAACAATATACTTGCTGCTCCAGATCATGAAGAAGAAAGTGACTTTAATTTTAAAGATAAGCCCAGGAAGAAATTTGTAGCGCATGAATATTGGGGATATAGAGATATTGATGGAAACGGGATGGTTAAACCCATTGTAGCCACATATGTTGGTAATACAATGATTCGATTAGAAGAAAACCCCTTCCCTGACCAAGAACATCCTTTTGTAACTGTACAATACCTACCTGTAAGGAAATCTGTATATGGCGAACCTGATGGTGAGCTGCTTGAAGATAATCAACAAATTATTGGAGCAGTTACTCGAGGTATGATTGATATCATGGCTCGTAGTGCTAATGGACAAACAGGTATTCGTAAAGATGCTTTAGACCTTACTAATAAGCGTAAATACGATAAGGGAGAAGACTATGAGTTCAACGCCCAGGTTGACCCGAGACAAGCTTTTTTCATGCACACTTTCCCTGAGATACCTCGTTCCGCTGAATTTATGCTTGGAATGCAGAACGCAGAAGCAGAATCTATGTCGGGAGTTAAGGCCTTTACGGGAAATGAAGGAATCAACGGTAGAGCTCTTGGAGCAACAGCCACAGGGATCAAATCAGCTTTAGATGCTACTTCTAAGCGTGAGTTAGGCATTCTCAGACGATTAGCTGAAGGCATAAAGAAGATAGGTCGTAAAGTTGTCAGTATGAATGGTGAATTCCTGGATGAAGAAGAAGTAATCCGAATTACTAATGATGAGTTTGTAAAAGTACGCAGAGATGATTTAGAAGGTAATTTTGATCTTCGACTTACTATCTCAACGGCTGAAGCCGACAACCAAAAAGCAGAAGAACTTGCTTTTATGTTGCAAACTACTGGTCAAACAATGGGACCGGAGTTCGCACAAATAATTCTTTCAGATATAGCCAAGTTACGTAAAATGCCTGACCTGGCTAAAAGAATAGAACAATATCAACCACAACCTGACCCAATTGAACAACAAATGAAAATGCTTGAGATGGAAAAAATCAAAGCAGAAATTGCTAAGTTATACTCTGATGCTAAAGAAAATGAAGCTGAAGCTGTACTCGATATGGCTAAAGCAGGTACTGAGCAAGCAAGAACAGCTAACTTAACAAGTGATACTGATTTAAAGAATTTAGACTTCGTGGAACAGGAATCTGGAGTTACTCAAGAAAGAGAACTACAGCAACACGGAGCTCAAGCCGAAGCCAATAAGGATCTAAAAGTTTTAGACCATATGCTAAAGGCCAATGAAAAACCGCCAGCTGCAAAAGTGTAGTTGGCACAATCCTGAGCACATAAGCTCTACTATTCTACAGGTAATGCTGGGAGACACACGAGGAAGATAAAATGAGTGAACAAGACATAGAAACTATTGAATTGGGTATTGATCAAGCCCGTAATCAAATTAACAATATGGAAGCATTCCATAGATTGGCTCAAAATACTGATTTCAAAACAGTTATTGAAAAAGGTTATTTTGAAAAAGAAGCCAGTAGGCTCGTCTTACTTAAAGCAGATTCAAACCTGCAAGAAGACGTACACCAAAAGGCTATTATGTATTCAATAGATGCTATTGGGCATTTTCGTCAATACCTAATGACTATAAACCAGTTAGGACAAATGGCTACTAAGGCATTAGCAGATGATGAGGCTACTCGAGAAGCCCTTCTTGCAGAAGATATGGTGAACTAAGATGAGTGAAGAAAACACCAATATCGAGGAAGAAGACGTTCCTGTAAACCCATTAGAGCTCTCTGATGAAGAAATCATGAATATGCCTCCACCGGAAGACCCGGTGGAAGATCCTGTTGATGAAGACACTGATGAGGAAGATACAGAAGAAGAAACTACTGAAGAAGACGATGAGGAAGAAGAATCCACAACCGAAGATGAGGTAGATGAAACTAATGTTGAAGACACACAGCAAAAACCGGAACCTGTTAAAGCAGAGAAAGAAGACCTCTCTGAAGAAACAGACTCTACTGAGAAGTCGGAAGAAGCATCCAGCATAAACTTCGAAGAAGAGTATAATAAGTTGTTAGCACCTTTTAAAGCATCAGGAAAAGAGATGTCTGTAAACAATACAGATGAAGCTCTTAGACTTATGAAAATGGGTGTTGATTACCATAATAAGATGCATGGGTTGAAACCTAACCTGAAATTGCTTAAAATGTTAGACAATAACGGTTTACTTGATGAAGGTAAATTAAGTTATTTGATAGATCTGGATAAGAAGAACCCAGAAGCTATTGCTAAACTTCTAAAGGATTCTGAAATAGATCCATTAGATGTTGATGTAAATACCGAAACTGAATATCAGCCTAATGCTTACACTGTAAGTGATAAAGAGGTGGAATTAGATCAAGTACTGGAGAAAATACAAGACTCTGATACTTTTCCTAACACAATCGATGTCATAAGCAATAAGTGGGACGAATCCAGTAAGAAAGTATTGTTAGAACAGCCAGCTATTATAGAAATTATCAATGATCATATGGCTTCAGGCATATATGACCAAATACAAGGTGTAATAGCTAAGAAAGAATTGTTAGGTGAACTAACAGGACTATCCAACTTGGAAGCATATAAGCAAGTTGGTGATGAATTGCAAGCAGTAGGTGCTTTCGCTACACAACAGCAAACACCGCCTCCTGTCAATGTAGATTCAACACCATCAGCCAATGTAGCCGACCCCAAGCTTAAAGATCGAAAGAGAGCTGCAAGCTCTACGAAGTCAGCACCGATCAAGAAGGCTAAGCAAAAATTTAATCCGCTTGCCTTATCAGACGAAGAGTTTGAGAAGATTAGTGCTCCACTATAACTTTATTGATACAGGAGCCAACTAATGGCTAATGAACGCATATATAATGACCCGGCTGGGGGTTCTCAATCCAGTGTAGGTGATGTTCAGTTTAATGAATTTTACTGGCAGAAAAAAGCTCTTATTGAAGCACAAAAAGAGCAATATTTTGGTCAGATGGCTGATACAGTCTCAATGCCGAAGCATTTCGGTAAAACAATCAAAAAGTACCATTACTTACCTTTGTTAGATGATTCAAACATCAACGACCAGGGTATTGATGCTGCTGGTGCAATCACAGAGTTTAAAGCTACTGTTGCACTTCAACCACCAGAAGGTGTTCTCGCCACTTCCGGTGCTAATGTAATCTTTATTACTGCTTATGGTACTGGTGCTGCTGCTGCAACTGCTGCTGCAGAAACTCAGGCTAATCTTGAAAGTGCTGTAATGAAGGCTGGTCTTACTGTAGTTACTTGGGATACTAACTGGGCTACTACAATCGCTGATTATATTACAGCTGGTTGGAAAGTATCTGATAGTCGTACTACTGATGCTGATTTTGTTGCTACATTCCCAGCTCAGATGGTTCCAGTATATGATGGTGGTAACTTGTATGGTTCGTCTAAAGACGTTGGAACCATCTCAGGTAAAATGCCAGCATTGACTGAAACTGGTGGTCGTAAGAACCGTGTTGGTTTCAGACGAGTTCAGTTAGAAGGTTCTCTCGAGAAATTTGGTTTCTTCGATGAGTACACTCAAGAGTCTCTGGACTTTGATACTGATGCAGAGCTATCCATGCATATCAATCGTGAGATGATTCGTGGTGCTAATGAGATCACTGAAGATGCTCTTCAGATTGACCTTTTGAATGCTGCTGGTGTTATCCGCTTCGGTGGTGATGCTACTGCAACAGCTGAAGTAACTGGAGCCAATGGTTCTACTGCTTCTGTACCTACTTATACTGACCTGATGAAGTTGAGTATTGACCTGGATAACAACCGTTGCCCTAAGTCTACTAAGCTGATTACTGGTTCTCGTATGGTAGACACCAAGACTGTTAATGGTGCTCGTTATATGTATATTGGATCAGAATTGATTCCAACAGTACGTAAAATGACTGACATTAGTGGTTCAGGTGTTGGTAGTGGATTCATCTCTATTGAGAAGTATGCTGCTGCTGGTACGATTGCTCGAGGTGAAATCGGACAGGTAGATCAGTTCAAGATCATTGTTGTACCTGAAATGATGCACTGGGCAGGTGATGGTGCTGTTGAAGGTACTAATGATGGATACCGTTCTACTGGTGGTAACTATGACGTATTCCCAATGTTGGTTGTTGGTTCTGAGTCATTTACTACTATTGGTTTCCAGACCAACGGTAAGAGTGTCAAGTTTAGCATCAAGCATGTTAAGCCTGGTTCTACCCAATCTTATAACTTCCAAGATCCCTACGGTGAGCTCGGATTTATGAGTATCAAATGGTACTATGGTTTCATGGTACTACGACCAGAGCGTATTGCTTTGATCAAATGTGTAGCTGAGTGGTAATCACTAGTTACTAACCCTTAAAAGGCTCCCCATTAGCGGGGGCCTTTTTCTAATACAGAGAGATATTATTATGTCTAAATCAGACCAAACAGCAGTAACAACTGAGCCTGCAATTGATATGGAACTTGTCGAGTTAAAAGAAAGATCCACTCAGTTAGGCATGCCTTTTCATCCCAGTATAGGGAAAGAAAATTTAAAAAAGAAACTCAAAGCTTTTATTAAAAAACAACAAAAAGCTGCTAAAAAAGTACAACCACAGACAGTAGAACCTACTAATGTGACACCTATAGTTCCTCCTAAAACACAAGAACAACTCATTGCTGAAAAAGTTAAAGCAGCAAATCGTCTTATACGTTGCAGAGTTACTTGTATGGACCCAAATAAGAAAGATTGGGAAGGTGAGATCATTACTGTAAGTAATTCTATTGTACCTACTATTAAAAAATATATATCTTTTACTGCTGATGCATGGCATATTCCTCAAATGATTCTCAATGTCATGAAGGAAAAGAAGTGTACAGTGTTTAAAACTGTAAAAGGTCCCAGAGGCGAGAAAATCAGGAAAGGGTATCAAGTTGCTGCCTATAATATTGAGATGCTCGATCCTCTTACTGAAGATGAACTTGATGAGCTCGCCAAGCAACAAGCTCTAGCAGGTAACATAGGATAATATTATGATTGTCAACGGCTCTACTGTATTACTTGATTGGGTATTAACAGCCAATCCCTCTTATGCTTCACATATCGAAGATTTCTTTGATATTCAAATTACTGACCCGGATGGAGTAGCAACTTATCTTGAAGGTGGTGATACTAATGATAATTGGGCTACTTTATTTACTCAACCGGGTGATGAAGGTGGAGCCGATGGGCAAGTTACCTATAACTATACCTTTACGAAGACAGGTGTTTACACCATTATTCTTTGTACTGGGGGTGCAGCTAACTTCACAATACTTGATACTGTATTGGCTCTCGTTGTAGATCAAGATACAACAATACCAAACACCGTAACACTATCATAAGGAATTCTGATGGCTGAAATACTTGTAGATGAAATTACCTCCAATGAAGTTGAAGGTACGGGTGTCTTTGATGAATTAATGTCCACAATCCAAACTCGTTTAGAAAATGAGTTTAAGAAAGGACGAATCAAAGGACCTGATTACGCTAAAGTATATTTGGGAGCCATGGAATCAACCATAGCTCAATCCATTGGTTTTGTATTAGGAAAGCAGCAAGCTGATAAACAAGCCGAATTAATAGCAGAACAAACCCTTAATGCTACAAAAGAGGGTGTTTTACTCGATGAACAATTATTAAAACTACAAGCTGATAAAGCTTTAGTTAATCAACAGTTACTCAATGCTCAGGCTGAACAAGCTAAAACTGAAGCAGAAACACTCATCATACCTAAGCAAGGAGCTCTCCTGGACGCTCAGGAGCTCAATACTGATGCTGAGACTAATTTGGTTAACCAGAAGGTATCAAACCTCTCTGCAGAGGCTCTGAACATACCTAAAGAAGGTATTGTACTGGATAATCAATCCAGCAAGCTTTTACAAGAAATTGATTTAAGTACTCAGCAGGAAGCTAATTTAGCAGCAGAAGCCTTGAATATACCTAAACAAGGTACATTAATTGATAACCAGGCTGCTAAAGTCATTGCTGATACTAATTTACTTGCACAGGAAGAACTGAACATGGTTCAGGAAGTCCTCTTATCACAAGCTAAAGTACGTGATATGGAAGAACAAGTTAAATTGACTATAGCTCAAGCTGCAAAAGCTATCCAAGATACTAATCTGAGTAAGAAACAAGGACTCAAATTAGATCAAGATATTTTAGTTGCACAGCAAGAAGTACTGAATGCTGTTCAAGAAGTTGCATTCTCCAAAGCCAAAGTTAAACAAATGGAAGAGCAGGTTCAGCTTACTATTGCTCAAGTACATAAAGCTATCGGAGAAGGTAAACTTACCGAAAAAGAAATTGAGAAAATGTCTCAAGAGATCCTGGTTGCTGTACAAGAGGTTCTTTATTCTCAAGCTAAAGTATCTCAAATGAATGAAGAAGCATTACTTACAGCAGCTAAGGTTAAAGCCACAGAGCAACAGGTAATTAATACTACCATTGAAGGCCAGGTGCTTATGGGACAGGCTGACAAGATGGAGCAAGAGGTGTTAGTAGCTCAGCAGGAAGTACTTAATATGACACAGCAAGTGCTGAAATCTGCTGCTGAAGTATCAATGCTTGGAGTTGAAGAACTAAAAGTAGGTTCTGAAAAGACCTTGTTGGATAATAAAGCTCTTACTGAAGTGGCTATAGAACTTAAAACAGATCAAGAAACTGCATTACTTACTCAGAAAATACTCAATATGGTTACTGAGGAATTAAAGCTAGATGGTGAAATTGCCTTGATGGTTAAAGAAGGCCTCAAGGTCGATCAAGACATTGCCTGGAGCCAACAGAAAGTTACTAATTTGGTTTCTGAAGAACTTAAGATTGATCAGGAAACTGCTCATATTACACAGAAGACAGCCAATGCAGTTATTGAAGGTACAGTACTTACAGCCCAAGAGCTGAAAATAGATTCTGAAACATTGTTATTGGGTCAAAAGACCAAGACTGAAGAAGCTCAAATTAAAGATACTGTAGATGCAGTAGCTGTTGTTGGTGTAGTTGGAGATCAAAGATTATTATACCAAGCTCAAACTGCTGGTTTTGCTAGAGATGCTGAACAGAAACTTGCTAAGATTCTTGCAGATACATGGAATATTCGTAAATCTGCAGTACCTGATACTACTTCTGCTGATTTCACCAACCATCTTGGTGATGTTAATATAGGTCAGGTAATATCTAAAGCAATGGAAGGCATCAATGTTACTCCTTCTCATACATAAATATGAGTTATCGTTTACATGGTGCTGTTTCCTCTTCAAAAATATTAGATGCTGATAATGTACCCAATTCATTATTAGCAGCAGTATTACGAGCTGTAAAAAATAATGAAGCCCCTTCTGCAAGCATAAGATATCCAATAGCTAATTTGGCTGATTACATAGCCATGAGCTATAAAAGTCGGTTAGAAGAAAAAATAGATGATTTTTATGCTTATGGTAGAGATCATCATCCAGATGGCTTACCAAAAACAGTAAGATATTCTGGTGTACCTCCTGTTGAATGGTTTCCCAGTAATTATACTAATAATGATCAAATACCTCCTATGGCAGAAGATACTCAAGCTGTAAGAGTTATTATTGAAGAAATAGAAGGAACACCCATCAGGTTTATTGGGTATGAATACAATAGACCAAATCCAACTGTATTAGCTGTTAAATGGATTAAAGACCACTCTGGGTATGCTATTCAACCTTATACTGATCAATTTTATGATCAAGATGAAGGTGGTAATACTCCCATGCCTTTATTAATGTGGAAACATGGAAATGATTGGTGTGCAATGAAAAGCTCTACTTATAGTGGCACTACCCTAACTATTAAGTATGGAACCTCTAAAGGCGTGTATGGTCGATGGGGTCCTCCTGGACAATTTGAAATTCGAGGTACAGATGAATATGGACAACCAAATGTAGTTATTGGTTATGAATGGCGATATTACACTATTCCTAATTTTGATACCTTAGAACCATATGTTACATCAACAGAGTTTATACGACAGGCCTTATATTATTTGGATACAACCAATGCGCTTGGTGTTTTCTTATATAATCCTAATTTAGATAATACTTATCCTACCCTGGAAGAACCATCTTATGACACATTACAAACTTGTTACCCGTTTGTGATGTTTTATGATAACTCTAAAAGTGTTGTTGATGGTTTTTTGGGAGATAAGCTTATAGCAGAAAATACTGCTTTATTAAAAAAGATTGGTATTGATTTTAAGGATTTTGCTGCAGGACTACATGACCCGGATGATCCATCTGCTATTACTAAAGTAACTGATGCCTTTATGGTTTTTGCTGTAGATATTAATACAGATACTCAAGAAGGTTTAGCTTACCTCTATGAAGCATTCAGACAAATGCATTATGAAGTACAACTAAATACCCAGGCTGATTGGATTGCGAATGGAGATAGCGGAACAGATACTAATTGGTATTTCTTTGGTAATCATAGAGCAGAGTTTACTATCCGTTACCAATTTAGCATGATAGAGGTTAAGACTGGAGATGTTACAGACAGTCAAACAGAGCCTGACATAGATACATTAATTATTGATGGAGCTGAAATAGACCCTACTAATGATGGTTCTACCACAGATGTTAATGGTGTATTAGTAGGTAAAGTAACTTCTCAAATATATATAGGTACTGAAAGTGATGAATATGTTCATGGGCACAATTCTCATAAACTTGTTTTAAGAAAACAACTTACAGAAACCACCTTTGTAGAGCTTACTATTTATGGATTGGATCATTGGACTAAAATCAGAGCATATAGCAAGAAGGATGTGTATAAAGGAACTACTTCCGTTATCTCCACCTTAGCTAGTGGAGACTTAACCAATGGAAAGCTTTTTCTTCCTTTAGTCTACGAAAAAGTAGCCGTTCTTCATGATTCAGTGATGCCAGCTTTGGTTTATGATTCCTTACTATTCGTAGCCCATGCTGTAGAAATCCAATATATCAAATGGTATGAGCATACTGGATTCTGGAACATGATCCGAGTTGTATTATTCGTAGCTACCTTTGGTAGTAGTGAAACATGGATAGAGCTGCTTTATGAATTGGTTCTCAATTATATTATTAATATTGCTATTTCTGTTTTATTCCAAGTACTTGTAGAAGCTATTGGTGGTGAAGCAGCACTAATATTAGCTGCAATAGCAGCCGTATACTCTTTCTATATGGGTGATGATGGTGATTTATTATTTGAATTAATAGATGCAGAGACATTAATGCAAGCAGCTACCTATATGATTGGTGCTGTTAATGCAGTTACAGCAGATAACTTCAAACAGTTACAACGAAATATAGAAGAACACACAGAGTTACAAGAGAGTAGACAGGAAGAATTAGAAGCTATGGAGGATTTATTAGGCCCTCCAGGAACTACTCTTGAAGTATATGAACTTATATCCAATGAATTTAAAATAGATACTTATGAAACACCAGAACAGTTCTTTAATAGGAGTTGTCACATTACTAACCCTGGTGTATTATCGTTAGATACTATAGATAGTTATATTGGAAATAACTTAACCTTGCCCAAAATGGAGAATAATCCATTACACAGAGCAGCTTAATTGGAGCTAAGAATGAGCTTTTTAGACAACAAACAGACGTATGGTACAAGCTTTCCCACTTCAGCAGCAAATACTGTAGGACAAGATTGGTTAGGTATGACCAACTATGATACTGGAGGTGTAGATGCTTTTACAAATCTAAATATGTCTTTAGACTCTGAGTATAAAGGACTAGGTGCGAAAGGAATGCTTGACCTTAATAAAGGAGATTATAACGCATCTGATGGTAATGGTTGGCTTAATATGGATAATTGGGCAAAAGGTACTCAAGCATTTACTAATCTTATGGGTGCTTATTTTGGTATGAAGCAATATGGCTTAGCCAAGAAAGGATTAAACCATCAAATAGGTTTAGATAAAGCTAACTTTGAAAATCAAAGAGCTCTATTACAAGAACGATTAAGTAATCAGCATACTCTACGACAACATGAACGTCCCGATCTCTGGGGCAACCAAGCCCAGACCCAGTTACAATCCTATGGAGGATAATCATGGCCTCACCTCTTACCTGGCGTAATGTAGGCTCCTCTCTTGATATAAGAGGAATAGGGCGTGCAATGGAAGGAGCAAGTAACCAGCTCCGTAAAAGTGGTACTGGGATACAAAATATATTCCAAGATATTGCTGATGAACAAGCTGATGCTCGCTCCCTACAAGCCAATGAATTAATTAATAATCTCAAAACTGTAGAAGGTTTTGATAATGCAGGTCTTACGTTATCTGGGTTAGAAAAACAATTAGGTGGTAGGCTTAATAAAGATGTAGCTACTAATTTAGCTGGACAACGACAAGAAGCACAGGACCTATTTCTATCTAATCAAGCCTTTGCAGATAAAAAGCAGGATATAGCAGATCGTCCACTTCTTGCTGGGCATCGTAATACATTAAGCCAAATGACTGATGCCGGAGCTGTAAAAGATTACCTATCTGGTATTACTGACGTTTCTCAGAGAGGTATGATAGGACTTAATAAAGACTTTGGTTTACCTTACCAAGATAAGCTTACAGTTCGTAGTGATCGTCTTGATGCACAGGCAGATGATGCAAACACAAGTAATTATTTTGCCAACATGTTTCAAAAGAATAAAGAGAGAACTACTGCTGGTAATCTTATTGCACATCAAGAAACAGCTGCAAAACTGGGCTATAAACATTTATTAGATAACAATGGGCAACTGAATTTAACCAACTTAACTTCTGATAAGCGCAAAGAAGCAGAGAGTTTACTTATGTCTAATCCTAATTGGGAAGAGACAGGTAATATAGCTGCAATGACAGAGAATTTTAAGAAAAGCTCTGCCTACACAGGTTGGGAAACTGGTGCAGAAAGGGATAAGGCTCTTGAACGCTTTAACCAAAAATTAGATGGTCACTTTAATTTAGACAAACAACAGCAGTTTGCTCTTGATAATACTATTGCAGATGGTAATGCTGCGTTTGATAACCAACTCGGTATTGCTAAAACACAATTAGCTTATCTGGAAGAAATGAATCCTCTTGATCCCAAAGAGAATTACAGAAGAGAGCAAATGACTATGGCTACAGTCTTCAAGAAAGCCAGAGAATTAGCTCCTGATGGTTCTGTAGCTGACTTGCTTACTTTTAGTGACCGTGAAGGTGGAACAGATCTAACCAAAGGATTAGCTGCATTAGAAGGACAAGGTGTTGTAGATCATAATGGACAACCTGTATTAGATAAAAATGGTGAACAAATTACATTAAAGCCCTGGCACATAGAGAATGTGTTGTTATCTCAGATACAAACACCAGAAGAAACTTCTTTTTGGAATGATCCCACAGGAAGTGTCAATGACATAAAAACAGCTGCCATGTTAGTAGCAGCAGATCCAACTGATAGACACGCCAGGGAAAATATTGAAAGAGCTAAAGGTAAAATTGGTAATTTAGTAGCTTCAGAACATGATATAAAGAAGCAAATTTCCTACAATGCTCATCTCAGAGCAAAGGATATGACTGATAGCCAAAGACGTATGCTACGTCAACGAATGAATGTCAATACGAACAAAAATGCAGATGATCGTATGAATGCTGCTGTCAGTAAAGCTCAGGCTGCTGTGCAAAGATTACAGAGTGGTCAAAAAAGACCAAGTAAAACTACTACTACCACAGATACAAGTGGTAATAAGATGGATACTACTAATTTATCTGATAAAGAAAAAACAATTTTACAAAGAGCAATTGCTACTAAAGACACGACTGTACCTAAAGTTGATAAAGATTTAGGTAACTTTCTTGGTTTTGCTAAAGAATATAGTACTGATGGTATAAAAGGAATTGTTAGAGGTGCTAACTATGTTACGAGTGGGCAAGGATTAGAAGATCTTATTAGCCATAGCTTTGATAGAATGAAAAAGGGAGCTAGTCGAGGAGCAGCAGCTAGTTCTTTCGAAGGAATAAGATCAGGTATTAAAAAAGTAATGTCTCAAACTACTGATCCACAAGAACTTGTCAAGCTTCAACAAAAATTGGAAAATGCACATAAAAGATACAAAGCATTAATGAAAAAATATAATTAAGGATCATTATGGCAGATCGCAACCCTATCTTTACTGATCCATTAGAAGGAACCGGATTAGGTTCCTTTTCTTCTAATACCCTTTTAGGTCCAGAAGCTAAACAACAACAGATTGAAGAAGCCTCTCATCGTAAGCGTCAAGCTTTGGAGATGAAGCAATTCAAAGAAAACCTGCAAGGTGGTTATCACAGCAATCAAAGCCGTGATAGAACTGCCGCTGAATTAGCTCAAGATTTCAAAGTAGCCTTACACGGTGGCGGTAACTTATTAGCTACTGGTTTATATGGTGCTGCTAATCTTGCTGGTGCTCCTATCACAGCCCTACAAGAAGCCATGACAGGTGAACATGTACCTAGTGTTGATGAAGCTCTTACACAAATGAGTGGTGGTGAGTTAGGTTTCCAGGCTCTTGCTGATAACAGATCAAATTATATAGAAGAACATGGTTCAGATGTCCTTAAGGCTGCTTTACAACAAGAAGCTCAAGCTGATGCTCAATGGGATGCACAAGAAGAAGCTCGTATGGCAGAGCGTGAAGCTGCTGGTAAAGGTTGGTTAAGAAGCAATATAGAGGAAATAGCAGGTGATGTAGCCCATACAGCTACCCAAGCCTATGAAAACCCTGTAGCAACCACACATGCAGCCCTAGAGTCCATTCCTACTATGATTGGTGCAGGTCTTGTAGGTAAAATGAGCCAAGGAGTGTTACAAGCAAATCTTGCTAAAAAGGCCAGTAAAGCTGCTGCAGATCGTTTTCTTAAGACTGAAGCAGGAAAAGCTGCTATCAGAAAGACAGGTGAGAAAGGTGCTATTGGATTTAATGCAGCTCTTGAAGGTCTTACAGACGGAGCTGATGCCCGTCTTGATATATTAAATACTCCAGTAGAAGAATTACGTGAAGGTTCTCCTTACTTCCAGGAATTGGAAGCAGAACATGGTACAGAAGTAGCCCGCCAAAAATTGGCTGATAAAGGTATGTACATTGCTACTGCTATTGCAGCAACCACTGGTGGTGTAGCTACTAAAATTTCCGGGGCAGGAAAACTTGAAGGTAACTTCTTTAATAAAGATAGTGCTTTTGGAAATATGTTCCTGACTCGAATACTCAAAGGAACTGCAGTAGGTATTAAAGATGAAGCTCAAGAAGAAGCTATGCAAGGAGCAGGTGGTCAATTTGCTGCTAATGTTGCAGCCAAATATACTAAAGACCCAGACCAGGCATTAGGTGAAGGTGTTACCCGAGCTACAACTAAGGGAGCTATTATTGGTGGTCTTGCTGGTGGTGGTATGGCTGCTGTTACTGAAGTACCCAAACAAGCTGCTAAATCTGTTGTAGATAACAAAGGTATTGTTCAGAAGACCAAGGACAAAATTGCTAACTATAAAGATAGTAAAGTTGCCAATGAGAAAGTAAAGGCAGCAGTTAAAGCTAAAGATTTCCGTGAGATTACTGATGATAGTCGTGATGACTTCAATAGAGAAGATGCTATCCAGGCTCTTTTAGATCCTAAAGGCTTACCTGAAGAAGGTGAGGCTCAAGAAGAACACCTCAATGAACTCGAATATCATATTGAAAAAGCTCATCATGATGCAGTTGTAGCTGTAGATAAGCTTGAAGAAAAAGAGGATGCTTCCCCTGAAGCTCTCAAAGAAGCTAAGAAGAATCTTGCACTAGCTACAAAGAAGCGTACTCGCCAGTACAGAGCCTTTCAGGAACTACAAGGTCTTAACGAGAAAGAACGTGTAGATGAGCGTCTACAAGCTGCTGAGAGCCTAATAACAGCAGAAAAGGATGGTAACGAGGAATTAGCACAGAAAAGCCTTAAAGTCCTTAATAGAAGCTTCTATAACAGCCCTGATGGTCTGACTGAGAAAGAAGCTACAGCCTTATATAAAAGTAAGTCAGCTAGTCCAGGAATGAAAGCTCTAGCTAAGCAACGATTGGATATTCTCAAAAATATCGATGAAGTAAGTAACGATATCCGTAAGGGTAAAGGTAACTTCATTGGTGTTGATGTGATGCGTAAACGTGCTATGGCTGCTGTTGTACAAGGACATCAAGCCAAAGCCATAGGCAGAGTAAAAGATATTGTTGATTTTGGTGGTCAGCAGGTTGATCGTCATAATACGATGAAAGAAGGTTATGCAGCTTGGAAGAAGCTTCGTGGTCTTAAGAGCAAAAACACCAAAACAGCCAAAGCTTTAAAGAAAACGGTTGATGCTTCAATTGAAACCCTGTCTGAGAATAGTGGTAGAAAATTCTATTTCAGTAATGGTACACAAAAAATTATTGACCAGGCAGTTAATGATATTGCATATATTGATAAGGTAGCTAAAGAAGCAGCAGCTGCTCATGACCATGGCTTCTCTGATAAATATGACGGGCCAACAAGCATATCTAGCTCTGTGCGTGGGCAGCAAGCCCAAAGCACAGATGTTACTGACAATCCAGAAATAAGAGAATTACAGTCAAAAACCTCTAAAGCAATTATTCAACATGGTGAAGATAAACAAGCAATTAGAGTAGAAGAAATGGGTAAAAAAGGTATAAAAAACCCATCTGATGTCAGTGTGTATTCAAAGAAAGATGCAGCTAAAGCTAGTATGGCTACACAATTCATAGGGGAAGGTGGTGAAGGAACCTCTACTAAAGCTTATCAAGAAATTTATGATGATAAAGCTAATACTGGAACATATGAAAAAGGAGATGCTGTATTTATCTCAGTCAATGGAGGAAATAGCAAGACTAAAGTAAATGCTCTTAAAGATGGTAAATTAGCAGGTGTATATGAAAACATAGATAAAGCTATGGCTGCTGGTGCTACATTAATTACAGATACTGAAAAACACCGTAATAGGTCTTATAACCAGCCAGGTGAAGGAGCTATTGCTAAATATATACAGAATAGTCCTCATAAATATCATTATAAAGAAGTTACCAAAAATGGAGAAAAAGTTGGTACATGGATTCCTGTTACCTCATATACAAAAGCACAGTCTAAAGGTAAAACCAAAGCATGGGGTTTTCATGCTAAACGTCCTAATGAATTACCAGAAGGAACTGAAGGTTACGAAGTATCTAGTAAAGCTAGTATGGCTAAAGATAATTTACCTATTACTGAAGGTGATCATCGCTTCAGTGCTTTCAAAGCTAAATTAGCTAATGGTAAAACTATTGAAGAAACATACCAAACTACCATCAAAGGCTTCAAAACCTTAAAAGAAGGTAAGGGTAAAAAACCAACCATTGCTTATTCTGAGCAAGACAGTAAAGACTTATATAAAGCTTTGTGGAGACAGTACCTTAATGAAAACCCCACATTACTTGATGAGCTAAGAGCCAATGCTCAAGGTAAAATACTTACTGATGCTTATTGGAAGAAAGGTGCTGTTGTAAACCAAGCCCAAACTCTTTCAGAACTTCTCAATGAAAAGCCTAAAGATACTGAGAAAGCCAATAAAAGATTACCATATGATTTAACACATATAGAAAATTACTCCTCTGTACTTGAGAAAGCTAAGGCAGATGAAAATATATCTGGTAAAGCTATTCAATCATTGGAGACACTTCCAAATAGTACTGCTGCTCGCTTCTTTGTACAAAAATATGAAAGTCTGGAAGGTGACTCACAAGGTATAGCAACACAAGACGAACACCTTATTAAAGCACTTAAAGATCATAAGAAAAGCGTAAAAGATTATAGTGATAAAACACCACCTACTACTAATGACCGTAAATTAGATTATTTGGTTCAAATCGCTGAGAAGTATATTCCTGAAGACCCTACTCTAACTAATATTAAGAAGAGGATGGAAGCCAGAGATACTTTTACTTATGAAGATGTAACTGCTCTCTCTGCAAGTTTATTAACTAAACTTTCTAAAACTATTACTCAACAACGCAGAATAGATGCTAAAGGCAAAGATAAAATAATAAAAGATCCTAACTTTATTTTAGCTAAAGAAGTTCTTACTAAACGTCTAAGTTCTGCTGCTAAAACAGTACATCCAGTACAACAAAAAGATCCAGAAGGTAATTTATACTCACCAGAACCTTATGAAGTAACTGCTATTGATAACGTAATATCTACATTATTTGATGCTATAGACTTAGATCCAAAAACGACTAATTTACTGCAAAGACATAATAATTTCTTTGAAGCATTAGAAGCAAACCCTGCTTTATTGGATTCTGCTGAGTTAACAGAAGCTGATCAAATAGCTATACCCGTTATTACTGAATTTCAGGCAAAATTTTTAGAAGAACTAACCCAAAGTTTAAAGCCAGAAAATCCTCAATTCATGGAGAATAGTCCTTTCCTTTATTTCTTTGGAGATTATTCTGCAGCTACAAAAGAGAAGCTTAAAGCACAATATAATTTAATCAATAAAATTAGACCAAAAATAGAAGAAACTACTCGTCCTGATTTGGCTAAAAGAATTGATTTAACTAAAAGATTAAATTACTTGAAGAAAAATGATCCTAAAAACGAGGAAGAAATTGCTTCAGTAGAGAAAACCAGAGCTAAATTAAATAAGAGGATTACTGAAGCACGACAACCAATGACAGATGCAAGAGCTATTATTGATGACATTATTGGGGAACAAAACCCAAACCTAGATGCCAATCTTATGAGTAGTATTGCAATGGTTGCTCTTAATTTTATTGGTACTGGTGGTAGAA